GCAATGATGCTGCGCGCCTGGTAGGCGCCGAGCTTGAGCGGGATTCGCTTGGCGTCACCCATCAAAAGCCCCCGGAGATCGGCACATCGCCATAGATCGAGTACGTCCCGCGACGTGCCTGGAAGATATCCGGCATCACCAGACGCGGAATCTGTGCGTTGGCTTCCTCGATGGCGTCCATCGTCGCTTTGGCCTTGCCCTGCACCACCGGATTTACCGGCAAGCCGTACATCGGGTAAAGCTCCAGCGCTAGGTTATACATCAGCGCAGCCTTGTACTCATCCGGTAGCACGATCTGATCGGACACATTCACGAACGATTGCAGTTGCTGCATCACCGTGATATGGATTTCGTACAGATTTGACGGAAGCGGCCAGATAAACAGATTGCCCAGCGGATAGCCTGCATCGTAGAACGCGAACTGCGGGAAGGCATTCAACGTCTTCAGTTGGATGCGGTCGTAATCCTCGCGGGCACGGAGCACCTTGAGCGGGTAATCCACTGGGAAGCCGCCGCCAGCCGGGAATTGGCGGAAATAGGCGAATTCCAGTTTAGCGGGCCGGGCAATGTTGAAATCGCCACCCGTGCCGACCGTGTACGACTGCGCGCCCGTGGCGAGTTTCTGCGCTTCGACCAGTTGATAGATCATGTAGCGACGGCGCTGCCATTGCTTCATCATCATATTCATGATCTGGAAGGCGTCGTTCGTGTCTTCCGCCGAGGGATCTTGCCCGACACCCAGCACGTTCGCCATTTTCAGCGACAGCTTGATAATATCCAGCGGGGTCGTGGGCATCGGGATCGACATGTTTATTCCTGAGGTACGGTATCGCCGGGTTGATATACGTTGTAGTGCTCGCCATCACAGATGATGGTAATAGCATCTTCTGGAATCGGCTGCGCGGGCGTGAGCAAAAGGCCGGTTGGAGTTTCGGTCATCACTACCGGAATCGTGATCATGGGTTCAGTAGCTCCACGGTATAGCCTTCTAGGGTGATGGTTTCACCTGTGTTGGCGAGAGTGCCGGTCAGCGTGAAATTCTGTGCTTGAGTGGTGTCTATGGCGGACGTGACAACTGCCGATGTGCTCCCTGAAAATGCCCCTGCTGATGCTGCGTGACCAACTTGGCTATTCGCAGCGCCACGATTTGTAATCATGGTTTGGGTACGAATAGACGTAGACGTGGTGAAAACTTGGTTCATGAACTGCGAAGCAGCCAATACACCTTTTAACGTCTTATTATTTGCGCTATTTGTGAAGCTCCACAAGGCAGTGATGCGGAGCATTCCGTTAGCCCCCATCGCGCCCGCAGGAATCGCAATCGTCGCCAGCGTCGTTTCACTGAGCGTGCCAGTTACCGAAGCAGGAACAGCAGATTGCTTGAGCACGCCACTGGCAGGCAGTCCAATTCCGCCGCCACCACCACCCGTATAAGACGATCCACGCAACATAGTTATTCCTTGGCTTTAGGTGGACGACCACGGCGCGGCTTGTCTGGCGTCGATTCGTCTTTCTCGCCAGGATGCTCAGAAATGGCAGATTCGCCAATCTCGCTAGAACCGCGCGCCGCCGCTTCTTCAAACGCATTATCCACTTTTACGTACGAGCCGTCAGCCAGATACACCAGCTTCGGGTATTCGACATGCGCAACAGGCTTGGGCGGCTCGCCCCAGACGATATAGCAACTGCCCGCGAGCTTATTGATGGTGTGCTGGTCCATATGAGAAAGGGGCGCGTGGCCCCTGTAGTTTAGTCTCGTTTGTGTTTTCGGATGTAATTCAAGGCTTCAGACATGATTTCCTCACTATCGAACATCAGGCCTAGAGCCGTATTGCACCGAGCACAGAGCAGGCCTCTGATATGGCCCTTTCCATGGCAGTGATCTACCGACAAATTCTTCTTTTCCGCAGATCTGTTTTTTGTCGCAGTTTCCTCTTTTTTGCAGATTGCACACACACCGCCCTGTTCTTTGTGCATCTGTTCATACTGCTCAAGAGTCAATCCGAAACACCTTTTAAGACCTTTCTTTCGCGATTCTTCCGGCAAGACGGCTCGTCTAATTCGCTGATAGCGAGCCATGTACTGCGCTTCTGTCTCACCTTCTTTTTGCTCAGTCAGCTTGCTACGCCAAACAACATTCTCTTTTGAATATTGCTTGTTTTTGTCTCTCCGCGATACGTAATGCTTATCGCTTGGTCGCTCACCAATGTCTGCGATGAACTTCCAGAAATCCTTCCATTCCTCGCACATTTTCTTGCGCGAACTGTACCACGTGCGATACAGAGGATGGTTGCTCTTTGAGCCATATCCGAATGGCCTAGTATCTTCTACTGTGCCATGACGATACAACCTCATGTAATGCTTATGGCAAAGGCCGTGTGTCGTCGGCTCTCCGGAGCAACCACCAATACTGCAAGTTTGTTCAAGCATTTGTATCTCCCTGATGATAAAGCAGGCAATCCCGCCTTATCACCAGTTTAACACAATATCACTCAAACTTTGTCACAGACAACTGCACTCCATTCAGGCCTAATGGCGCTAAATCCGTAAAGGATATCTAGACGGGTGATGATATCGTCGTTCGTTACATCGTAGGCACTGATCATGCGCATCGACACGCCGTCATATTCAGCGCGCGCGGCCTCGATGACACCAGCAGTCGGCATTTCCAGATCCGCCGTGGCCAGGGTGAATGCTTCCGGGTAGAACGTGAGGTTCTTACGGAAGGTCGCGCTGGCGCCACCGATCAGCGTAATCGCTGCGCTGTTGGCAGGCGATGCCGTGACGGTGTTGAATGCAGCCGGAGCCGGGGTGATGGCCGGGTAGATGGGAATCGACGTGGCGCCGCTCGACACATTGGCAGTCACCACGAACTGGCGCAGCTCGCCCTGATCGTTGCCGGTCAGACGGTTGATCGCGTTCACGCCAGCGATGGTGATAATGTCGCCCTTGTTGAGCGTTCCGGTGATGGCGTTCGTGGTGAGGGTCGTGCCGGTCTGCGAGGCGCCGTTGACCGTACCAGCGGTGAAGGTACCGTTGGTGTGCAGGATCGAGGTTTGATCGTAGAGCCAATCGAAACCAAGGGTATCCTTCGCCATCAGGCCCGATTCGTACTGGTCGCTAATCTTGACCTGCGGGTTGAACAGACCAGCCAGCGACGAGACGGTACGCGCTTGGGTGCGAACGTCTTGCACGACCATACGATCCATACGCGGGGCCAGGTTCAGGTCCAGCAGCGCACCGGCTTGCAGCCAGGTATCCGCCACGGGGGTTTGAATTGCACCAGTGCCATCGAAGTTCGCCACCAGGTTGCAGGACGAATCCGCCACGGTCATCAGGTCAGCCGCCACCGAAGCCGCCAGACGATTGACAGCGGGCGCGAGGATACGCGAGCTGTAGTCGTCCAGGCTCATGGTCTTTTCGGCAGTACCAAAGGCCACCGCGACGTTCTTTTGGGTAGCGACGGTCAGCGAGGTATTCTGCTCGCTGGTGCCCTGCGGGGTCACGGCCTTACCGGTCGAAACGGTATAGTCGTTCGGCAGGCGGATGCGCAGCGTGTTGCCGATCTTGGCACCCGAGCGGGCGAATTGATCATCGTATTGCTTGGAGACCGTACGCAGGAAGGCGTTGGTCTGGACGAACAGGCGCAGGGCTTCGTTCGTGATCTGATTGATGGTAAGAAACGAGTTCGTTGCCATTTAGAATGCTCCCATTTTATCGTCGCCGTTTGGCATGCTGATTCCGGTAAGCGATCCACGCTTTGGTGTCACTCGGATCAGGCACGCCTTCGGCAGATCCCTTGCCGCCGATTGGCTCGACAGGCTCAGGCGCTTTAGACACAGGTTTTTGCAAAGCCTTGCTGGCGGTCTGCGTGAGCTTGGTCAGTTCCGAGGCCATCCGGGCCGGCGTCATCTTGCTGATGCGCTCGAATTCGTCGAAGTTTTCCGGCTTGCCGAGATACCACAGCGCCTTATGGACGCCATCTACCTCAGTAGCCACCGACAGAAATTCCGTGCTCAGACCGAAATACTGATTCAGATTCCCGATGGAGGTATCAAAATCAGCGATTTCCTTCTTGCCGGTTTCTGCGACTTCGTTGCATCGATTGTTGAACCGCTCTACTGCACGGTCCTGCTCAGCAATCTGTTGCGCCAGCGTCCGAATATCACCTTGAACGGGCTGATTCGGCTGCGCTTCACCGCTTTGCATTGCTTCTAGCTTCGCTTGGAGTTGCCGGGCCGTTTCTGCGGCTTCAGCAGCTTTACGCTCTGCTTCATGGCGCTTTGCAGTCAGTTCTCCAAATCGCTTCTTTGCCCATTCCGGCACGTC